CAGCGCACTATCAGTATCTCGTTTAATAACTTTGCGATCAATTAAGTCGGAGTCTTCGAGTTCACCAAGTTCGTGCATATCACCCTCAACTTGGTAAATGGTATGGTCATAATCTGTTGCTGGTTTAGGGTCTGAGACTCCAACGGTTTTACGGATAAGCTGAGGTAAGTTGAATTTGAGCCATACGTGATCCATAGTAGTGTTATCAAGCAAGATAGCTCCAGTGTCCACGGAACTTCTATGAAAGCTAGTAGTATAAGGACTACCTGGATACAGAATATTAAGTTGCGAATTCTCATAACTATGCAAGTCTCCTGCTAGTACAATATCCCAGCGGCTAAACAAACTTAGGTCAACTTCTGGCTTAACGTGTGGTGGAATTTCTCCACGAACGTGAGTGCATAGAATCTTTCCATGAAACTGTCTAGGTTCTTTTTCAAACTCTTTTAGTTTATTATACGGAATAATATCAATGTCTGCTGATTTAATACACCAGAATTCGTCAATAACTTCAACTAGTGGGTTTAGTCGGTTAGTTGACTTTTTAAGGTTTGTTAAGAAAGTTGTTTCTTTCTTTAGCATTTCGTGATTGCCAGGATATATAATAGTAGGTTTAGTAAAACTAGCTACAAAGTCAAAATATAACTCAACTTCATCCATTGTGGGTAGTCTGTCAAAAACGTCCCCACCAACAATTACTAAATCAGCTTGCTCCTGCATTTGCTGAAATTGCTCAACAAATAAATGAAAACGATTTTTTGCCCACTCAATAGGTACGTTTTTCTGACCTAGTTTTATATGTACATCAGCTGTGAATAGTATTTTCATATTTTATAGACAAAATAGCCCGCAAAGCGTTTAGTCTTGCGGGCTATAAAGTTTAACCTAAGTCTTTAACAGCTTCTTGTTCTGCTGCAGAACCGCCGTCTTCACTCTCATCACTGTTAGTAGTGATTTTTGTTAATAGAGCCAACACTTCATCTTCTGTTGGGCGAGTGTACTTTTCATCAATTGATTTAGATGCAGCAACCAATTCACGCTCTGCATCTGATAGTGCACGAGTTTTGCAACGCAATACCTGCAACTGATACTCAACGTTATAAGCTAATGGGCCTGTCTTAACTCGTTTGAAAACAACGTCCCAACCGGTATCCAAATCTGTAGGATCACCCAAGTCTTCGGCTGCTGTCAAAATTTGTTCAAATAGTTTTTTCTTTAAGTTAAGGGCTTTAACCTTACCATCCTTAGGGTCAATACAGTTAACTGTGTATGACCAGCTGCACTTTAGATCTGGGAAATACTCAGGCACATGATCTTTTTCTAGATTGTCAAACTTTTCTTTATCGCGGCTAAATGCCAAGCACTCCACAGGAATGTCTTTGTTATTAGAGCCTTTCAACCAGTAAATATAGCGGGGAAGAACTCCACCAACTAAACGCACTGTATTTTCGCCGTCTTTGTATTCATAAGACTCGACTTTGTTTGATTGTGCTTTGCCTTTTGTATTTTTGAAGCTAATTGCCATTTTTAATTTTCCTCGTACTTGAAGTATATTTTGTTTTGTGTTATAGTGATTAGTGGGTTTGTTTTTATGTTATCTAGATCAATATCCTTGAAATATGATAGGTCTAAGTATTTTACGTTATATAGCTTATATGCGCTATAATCTCGTCTACCCGCTAACTGTATATATTGTGATTTATAAATTATATCCGTTATATTATCAGCAAAAAACCCATCAGGGTTGATTAGATAACTATTACCAATTAAATTACGAATAGGTTTTACTTTTGAGTAACCGTTTTTAGGCATTTGTTTTTTGGTATAAAACAAGCGAAGCTTTTCAACCATTTGTTTAGGATTTCCTAAGGTTTCTGCTTCTAATATCTCAAGGTTAAAGAAAAGTATCATATTCGACAACTTAAAGTATATTATATCAGTTTAACAAGCCATTGGCAAGTTAAAATTTTTATATGGTAGTTATTTGCCAGCCTTTACGCATATAAAGGCCAAGCCTATCGTTATTTTGTTTTTTATCGGCGTATCCAGCAAAGTTAATATCCACTACTAACGGATTTAACTTTCCCTCAGAAATTCGTTGAATCCTGCCTACAATTTGTTCTAGCAAACTGTCGTTACTCATGGGTGCTGCTAAGATAACACAACTAAGCGTGTTAATAGATATGCCTTCTGAGAAGATTTGCCTTGACCCTGCAATGGCTCTTTTTTCTCCTGACAGGACTTGTTGTTTAATGAGCTGTCGCTCTTCAAAGTCTGTGTCGCCTGTAACAACCGCGCAATCTTCACCAATGTATTCCTTAACTTTATGTAGAAATTCAACTCGGTCAGCAATAACTAAAACCGAGTGCCCTTGCTGAATATGCATTTTTGCAATATCAGCAATAAATAACCTGTACTTTTCAGACTCTAGCAGTTCGCTTACTTTCTCCACCCACGGTACGCCTGGCTTTAGCGTAATTCCTGACTTAACAATGTGTACTGTAGGAGTAAGTGTATTAGACTGTGGAGGTTTATATACCAGTGGACCAAAATAGTCACCAAATAATATATGTTTGCCGTCTTTGCGTATCATTGTTCCCGACAAGGCAATCCTGTATCTGGCATGGAAACAGTCAATAGTTGATGCAAATGTAGTGGCAGGACAGTGGTGGGCTTCGTCCAAGATAATAGTTCCAAACTCTTTTGCAAGCTCGGCTGTGTGTTTGACCAATGTCTGGATATTTGCAACCGTGATAAAGTGGTCGGCGTAGTCCATTCGTCCACCACCAATAACGCCAGGCTGAGTCCCGAATAGGACTTCGATTTCTTCACACCACTGGTCTCGTAAGGCTGCGGTGTGCGTGATAACAAGAGTTTTTTGACCAAATTTGTGTGCCAAGTGTAGTGCGGTAAAGGTCTTACCCCATCCAACCAGCGCATTAATGAAACAAGTGTCGTCAATTGGGTCATATACTACCTGTTGTTCTGGTCTTAGCGGAAATTTAGGGTCTGGGAAAGGTACGCTCTCCAATACTCGTTTATCAATGATTTCATACTCATCAGGAATTAAGTCTAGCCTACCTTGTGGTATTGATAGAATTCCTTTAGGCAGTACCTTGTAGTTTTTAATAGTTTCAACTGTTGCAAACTTCTTTGAACCAGTATCTTTTTTGATTTTATATGTTAATTCTTTAATAATATGCTTAGTGTGTTCTACACCAGGATTATCCATATAAATTCTATTTGATATTATTGCTTTAGGCACTATACTAATCTCCAGCTATCTTTTCTAGTAGTTTCGCTCAATCCGTATAAAATATACATTCGGTTTATTACTAGAAAAACTGCATATTGATGAAAGTCTTGTGGTCGTTGAAGGCTTTTGAATCTTTGAGATAAGCCTTCAACTTCTAATACACACCCTACACCATCAGCAGGTAAAACTTGTTTAATCTTTTTTGTTGTGAGTTTGGCGCGTGTGTATTTTTTCCACTGAAATACCTTGCCACTATTATCTATAAACCAGGTGGTTGCTTTGGCAAGTTTTATCAAATCAGCTAAAAAATATATTGCAGTTGATATTTTATGTAAGGTTACTTCGGGGTCTTTTTGTAGTGCAAGTCTACGGAGTCCCAGAGTTTTTTGTGGCAGTGATTTATCATCTACTAGTTTAAGGTTTAAGCTAGTGTTATTAATTTCATCTAAATATTCTGTATGAAAAAACACCAAACCATTTTCATGGCTTGGTTGCTTTTCACTTAGTTTAAATACGGGCCATGTTATCGCCTGTAACGCCGTAAACTTCGTCGAAGTGTCCAAAGCTATAGTCATCCCCAATATCCTGATCTACACCAATAGGAGTGTTAGGAATCTCACATCCCCACTGATGTTGTGTGTTACGCTTTAGAATCTCACAATATTCTTCGACTTGCTCTTCTTTAACTAGTGCTACAACTGAGTCATGTACTAGCATAAAGATATTTGCATCTAGACCTTTGGCTTTGATTTCATTTGCTGTTCGCATTGCGCCAAGCAAGTTAACATCGGATGCAAGACTTTGTACTTCGGCATTGATACCACTACGAACTTCGTGTGCGGCAATTCCTTTGTCCGTACTAAATACGTTGGGTAATCTGCGCTTGCGACCAAAGAATGAGTATGTGTATCCATTGGCTTCAATAAATGTTTTGCGATCATCTAACCACTTTTTCAGCTTGTTGAATTTATTAAAGTAAGCCTTAATATCTTCGCGAGCTTGTTCAACTGGATAGGGCTGACCTGTGGCTTTACTAACAGTTTGCGACACTTTATTAGCACCTGAGCCATACAAAATACCAAAAGAGATAGCCTTAGCACTTTGACGCATACTGCCGTAGTTCTTTTTAACTTCTTCAACAGGGCCAGGTAGTGCAAATACCATTTTAGCAATTGTTGAGTGAAAGTCGCCACCGCTAGAGAATACTTGTTGAAGGTTCTTGTCTCCACTTAGTACAGCTGCATAATACATTTCTGCTGTAGTCAAGTCTTGCGATACTATCTTATATCCCACTGGGGCAACCAAGCAACCTTTGATAATTGGGTTATCTCGTGGAATTTGCTGTGCATTAAATTTACCTGAACTAGACAAACGCCCAGATGTGGTAAAGATAAGGTTAAAGTTTGTACGAATTCGGCCATCTTTGTCTAACTCAGGTAAAATTTTACTAATATAAGTGTTTTGAATCTTGCCTAGCTGACGCACTTTTAAAATGGCTGCTGGCAATGGGTGCTGTTCTGATAGCTGCTCTAGTACTTCTGCATCAGTTGAGATTGCCCCTGTGGCTGTCTTTTTTCCAGTAGACTGTAGACCAAGATAGTCAAACAATACAACACGTAGTTGTAGAACACTGTTAGGATTAAAAATCTTGCCAGTGTCTTTTTCAAATTGTTTGACTGCCTCAAAGCCGTAGACTACTTCTTTGGCTTCAGCAATTTGTTCGTCTAAGTACTTATTAGCAGCAGCCATACGCTCGCGGCTGACAGGAATACCAACTTCTTCCATGTCCATTAGGAACAGTGTACCTGGAATCAGGATTTCTTCATAAACTTTACGTAACTTGTCATTTTTCTGAACGATTGGCCAAAATTTGTGGAATAGGTCAAAGGTGACGGCGGTATCAATCGAAGCGTAGCGACTAATAGTGTCAAACGGAATAAGGTCATATGTAAAATCGTCCTGAAGAATACCGTTGGCAGAACAATACTCTTTCTTAAAATCATCTAGCTCTGAGTCATAGTCGCCGTAATCTGTGTACTTTAGGGCCAACTGTTTTAAACCATGACTATCTGTTTCGTCTAGCACATAGTGCATAACCATTGTATCGTGTACTCGACTACGATTAAAGTCAATGTCTAGATGATACTTAATCATCTTGTAGTCAAACTTCATGTTGTGAAAAACTGTGTAGAAGTCTTGAGAAATTTTGCGTAACAAGTCAATACACTGTTCATCCAAGCAATCCGTCATAATATAACGGCCTTGGTGAGTCTTGTATGTTAGTGAAACGCCAAGCACATAACCGTCTCGTGGATATAGTGCTGTTGTTTCCGTGTCCCATGCAACAAAGCCTTGAGCATTTGCAAGAATTTCTTGCAAGTATGCTTTAGCTTCGGCAGTGTCGCTGATACCTTTATAGTCGCCAGCAGTCATAGGCTTTAGTTCGCCTGCAATGTATTTGTGAATTTTGTCACAAGCACGTTGAAAGTCTGGTTTACCTTCTGGCTTAAAACTCAACATAGCTGGATTTGAGATAGCAATGAACTTGTCATTTACTAGCTGCCCAGCCATGTTAGTTACACTAGTAATTTTACCATATTCTTTGGCGGCTTC